TCCACGCCGGCGCCTGCGCCGACTTCCGCCAGACCTCGCCGTCAGCGTCGAAGCCTGACGGGTCGGTGATGATGTCGGGAATGGTTTCATCGGCCATCGTTCGCCTCCAGTCGATTCACGTTAGGCCACGGTGAAGGCGTGCGACTTGTCGTCGGTGCCGACCCAAGTGCCGCCGGTGATGGCATTGTCGGAGTTCTTGGTCAGGGAAATCGACTTCACGCCCACGCCGGCGGCACCGGGAGCACCATTCTTGCCGGCTGGCCCCGGATCGCCATTGCCGCCTTTCGCGCCGGCCGGAATGCCAAGCGTGAGCACGCCATCCGCGAGCGTCGCGGTGGGAGCCGCGCCGGCGGCGAGGGCCACGGCCGTCACCGAGGTGATGGCCGCACCGTTCGCCTTGGTCAGGTCGATGGGATTGCCGGCGGCGTCGACCACGACCACCGGCTGCGGATACGTGCTGCCATCACCGGTATCGACCCCGGTCTGCAGCACCTTGGTTGCGTCACTCATCGGCGGTCACCTCACTTGGCCTTCTTGCCGAGGGCGACGGACACGAACGCCTTCGGGTACTTGACCTGCAGGCCGAGGCGTTCGCGCACGCGGAACGTGATGAGATCGTTCGTGAAATCATCGGAATGCGAGTTGGTGGACTCGGCGCGCAGACCGCCCTTACGGATGACCGCGCCACCGAGCTTGAACGCGCCGACCAGAGCGGTGCCCTGGGCGATGGCCTCGGTGACCACGGTCTTGAGGCCCCACAGCGGCGGATCCTGCATGATGGTGCCGTTGCCGTACTGGCCGTTGAAGTAGCCGCCGCCGTAGTACTGGCCGTTCGCGTCCTTGGAGAGGCGAATGGCCTCGTAGTCGGCGGGGTTGATGACCAGCGCGTCCGCGCGGAAACCGGTGGCCAGCGCGATCTTGGTGCGGGCCTTGAAGATGCGGTCCGGGTCGGAGTCGGTGTCCTGCACCATCTTCTGGATGTCGCGGGAGAGCAGACCCTTGATGTTCGCATCGGAGCCGTTGCCGGACAGCAGCTGGGTCTCTTCCAGCAGCTGCAGGTTGTAGCGGGCGTGGTTGTTGATTTCGGAGACGATGTAGGAGAGGTCTTCGGCCATGTTGTCGGTGACCTTCCACCAGGCGGCGACCTCCTTGAGGCTGTCGGACTCCCAGCGGGGGGCCGGCAGATGGGTCTGCGGCTTGGCACCGCCCTCGCCCACGGTTCCAGCGCCGCCCTCGAGCGCGCCATAGACGGGGTATTCCACGGTGTTGGCGTTGCCGCTCAGGGTGACGGAGCCGAACAGGTCGGCGACCACGAGCGGACGCTCGTAAGGCCACACGCCGTTCATGTCGATCTGGGTGACGACCGGCTGGTATCCGGTGCCAGCCGTACCGGTGCCCGCCACGTGCATGTCGGTCGCGGCCTTGAACTCGCTGGAAGCGAACGGGTGCGCCTTGGTGCCGATGACGGTCATGCCGGCCTTCTTCAGCTCCTGCGCGTACAAGTCGCCCAGCGTCTTGGCGGCGGGAGCCGTCTTGGCCTCGGGCTTCACATCGTCCACGTTCAGGTCGTTCACGCCCTTGAACAGGTCGACGCGCTCCTGAAGACGCTTGGCCTCCTCGAAGCGGTTCTTCAGTTCGGTCGCCTCATCATCGGTGAGGTTCTCCATGCCCTTGTCGTACAGGGCCTTGACCGCCTTCTTCTCGGCGGCCAGCTTCTCCATGTAACCCATGGATCATCCTTTCTATTGGTTGTTTGCCAGCGAGAGGAAGTCGCTGATTTCCTTGGCCCACTGCGGGTCAAAACTCTTTTTCGCCTTGCCGTCGTCCGGCTCGGGCTTGTCCGAATCGTCCGGCGTATCGTCGTCCGGCTCGTCATCGGGTTTGGAATCGTCGGTGTCGTCATCGTCGGGGGTTTCGGTGATGGAATCAAGCAGTTCGCCCAATGCCTCGTAGGCCGTGCGAATCTTGTCCTCGTTCGCCTTGCTTATGGCCCGGCCGGCCTTGACCTCGAGCACCTCGGCCCCCTGATTGGCGGCGACCTGCACGAGACTGATCTCAAATAGTTTGAGCTGGCGAATCTCCCGGTAGCCGTCCCAAGGGCTCTTCGCCTCCTCGCTTTCGACCCACGCGGTCTTCTCGGCGATGAAACCGATGCTCATCTGGTGGATGAGGCCACGCTTGAGCAGGTCGTAGGCTCGCTTGCCCTCCGCGATGTCGGTGTCGAGCTTCGCGGTGATGAGCAGGCCATGCTCGTCCTCCACGGCGCTCAACGTCTCCCCGATCACATCGTTCGGAGAGCCGTCCTTGTGCTGCCAGTGAATCGGAATGCCCGCGCCGCCCGCCTTGAAGTCAGCGGATAAGGTCTGCTCGAAGGCACCCTTGACGATCACATCGTCGTACAGGTCTTTCTCCCACGTGCTCGCGTAGCCGGAGAACACTCCTCCGCCGCTGTTGTCGGTGGCCTTGAGCTCCTTGAGCTCGTAGCCGAGATAATCAAGACTCATCTGAGGTTTCTCCCTTCGTCATCGAGTCCCATGACGCGCGGAAACCGGCGTCATACGTGTAGAGGCGTTTGAATTCGGCGAGCATCTGCTTGCCGTTCGGACTCGCGCCCTGCTGCGCGTTCTGCGTCTGTCCGCCGTCCTGCGGGCTGGGCTGACCGCCCTCGCTCACGTTGAGCGGGGTTATCAACTGGTCGCCGCCCGGCAGTTTCGGCCGGTCGAGCAGTTCGCGCGCCTCGTCGGTGGTCATGAACGGACGGCCGGTGGCGGTGGAGAGCGCCTGATACTGGGTCTCCATCGTGCCGCGCAGCTTCGCGTCCAAATTCGCCTTGATGTAGCAGTCCGGTTCGCCCACCGCCTCGGGCAGCGTGAGGTTCAACGCCTCCTCGAACGCCACCAGATACGGCAGCAATTCCACGTTCCACAGCTTTTCCTTGTATGCGGCGATGTTGCTGTTGGTGCCGGTGCGGAAGCCGATGTTTTCTGGGCTGATTTGGAATGCGAGGCACACCTGTTCGTTGATTTTTTCGCGTGCCTCCAAGTCGGCCATGTCCACCGGTTTGAACAGGTTGTCGACGGTGCGGATCTCCATGCCGTCTTTGAATACCGGCCATGTGCCGGCCATGCCGCCGCCTGCAACGTAGTTGCGCAGGCCTTGGGTGAAATCGTCGTAGTCGGCCTGTGACTCCCAGGGCATTTCCTTGCGGCACCAACGTTGGCCGGGTCACGCGGGCGGGTTACCTGGTAGCCGTTTTCGGCTATCGATTTGCGGTATTTCGCCATCACCCTTGCCTCCGCGAGCAAGGGGCGCAGCACGTCGGTGATCGGGTCGCCGAGGTTCAGGCCGTCGATGTAGCCGATGTCGAGCACGATTCGCGGATCCGGCAGCCGATAGGTGCCGCCCTTGTTCTCGGCGACGCTGCTGATGGTCACACCTGTCAGCTCGCCGAAACCGTTCGCCGTGAGACTGTATCCGTCCGGGGGGATGCGGCGCAGCGTATTCCCGTCACCCGCACGATTGCTGCCGAGCGTGCACAACCACCTGTCCTCGAGCAGCATGTCACGGATGAGAGTCGCGTAAAACCTATAGCGGCTCATGCCCGGCAAATCGCTCGGATGGCGGATGAGCTTGGCCAGTGCGCCGTCGCGCACCTCTTCCGCGTCGCCGTCCGCGTTCTTCCGATACACCTTGAGCGGCAGGGAGGCGAGTTGGCGGCTGATGAAGTCCACGACAACGCGGACCGCGTATTCGCGACAGTACATGCCGTTCGCATAGCCGGCGAATTCGGCGTCGGTGGGCCAGCTGATGGCCTCGGGCATCGAATCCATGATGGTCGGTGTCTCCGGTTCAGCGTTCTTCATCGCCAGCACGGCCGGGCCGTGCAGCAGATTGTTCAGAAATCCCATCCACGGCTCCTTCGGAAGATGGCTAGAATGTGACTCGCACGTTGTGCGAGGGCTCGTATTTCGGTTTCTCTGGCTCGCCGCTCATCGTCTCGAGCGCGTACAAGGCCTGACTTTCGGCGATGAGGCCGGAAATGTGCATCGCGCTCTGGTTCCGGTCCCACACCTCGACCTCACCCAATCGGCGGGTCACGGCGACGTTCACCTGTTGTTCGATGGCCGGCTGGGGGAGGTGCCGGAGCTTGTTTTCCTTCACCCGGTCGCGGAAACGGCCGGTCGCGGCTCCCAAGCGGAAGCCCTCGATGAGGTGCACCGTCCAACCGGCCTCCGCGAGCGGATCCGCGAAGTCCACCGCCGGGCAGCCCTTGGACTGCACGGCGATTTCATGGATGTTCGGCCATGCCTCGCGAAGCAGCTTCAAGTACTTCGGCACCCAGAGCATGCCGTCACGGCGCACGATCAGTTCGACGTGCGGCAGGCCATCCTCGCGGTAGCCTGCGGCGGCGATATACGTGGGCTCTCTATCGGCGGGAGTAT